CGGGACAAACGGGACAAACGGGACAAACGGGACAAATCACTTGTCCTGTCCGGTTTGTCCGGTTTTTGGTTTATGCTCGCCGCACCATTGTTGACTGTGAACAGCAGGCCAAGCCCATCCAGCCGGCACGCCTATCGAATAATCAACAGAACCGTCATCAAACACGAAAGGGGTTAAGGCAGGAGGGAACCTGCGGCACTGCCCGTAAATTACGCCCATGCCTTTTTTTGGCCGTTTTGTTCGGCGGCAAAAAAACTGGCAGTTGCCGCAAAGATTTCCGTTATTGCTTTCATCTTCTTCGACCATTTCCAAGCGCTCCCGTACTTGTCACCATCTGTCACCACTTCCGTTCATCTCCGCCGACCCGCCAAGGGCTTCCCAGGACGTTAATTGCTTTCGGTCACGCTCCTCGGTATGCGACGGTGACTTCTTAGGCTTTTTCTCTAAATAGCCCTCATCCTCAAGCATCTTGAGCACTACTTTGCGGCAGTGCTTGCAATACTTCTCATCGCTTACCGCTTCTCGGCCGTGACAAAACTCACACTGTCTCATCGCTCTGACTCCCGCTTCTTCAGCCAGCCGCTTGTCGCGTCGGGCATCTTCTCATTTGGCCGGTGCTCCCGTTTGATTTGCGCGTACGCTCGGCGCTCGGCATCACGACGGGGCTGCTTGCCATCGAACTCGATGATGGCGGCTCGCTCCTCCCACAATTCAATCACCTCCTCGTCGGTTAGCCTGTCCACGGTTCGCCCTCCGGCTTTGCGGTTTGCCAGTTCTGCTTTGGCCGGGGCTTCCAAGCCTTAGCGCCCTTGGAATTCTGCTCCTGCGGCGCTCGGAACTCGGCGACCGAATAACGCATCCCCGTGCCATGCCAATCCACGCTGATGCAGCCGCATTGGCCGTGACGATTCTTGGCGACAACGATTTGGCCCTCGGTCGATACCCGCTCGGCCCGGTGGACAAACACCACTTGGTCGGCATCCTCCTCGACGGAGCCGGACTCCCGCAGCATCGCCAGGGTTGGAACTTCGCCCTCGGCCATCCGGTTGAGCTGGCTCAGGACGATGACCGGGACTTTCAGGTCTTTTGCCAGCCGTTTCAGCTCTTTGCAGATTTCGCCGATTTGCTCCCGGCGCTCCATTCGCCGCTCGGGGTGCCGGATGAAACTTAGGTAATCAATCACGATGAGATTTAGCCCGTGCCGGGCCTGAGCGATTCGGGCGGCCGTGCGAATATCGTTAGTGGTTGCCTTACTAGGGGCAAAGACCGTCAGCGGCAGGTCGTGGTAGCTCGTCGCGCTGTTGGCGATTCGCTCTAAGTCGTTGTCAGACAAGGACTTACGGCCACCGCGAAGCCGGCTGGCACTGATTCCGGTATCGTTCGCAATCAGCCGGTCGAAAATGTCCACGGCATCCATTTCGAGGCTGACAAACAAAACAGGCCGGCCCCGATTGGCGTTGTGCTCGGCGATTTGCATGGCGAAGGCGGTTTTGCCCACCGAGGCCCGCGCCGCTAAGACGCACAAGTCGCCAGCGTGGAAGCCGCCAATCAGGTCATCCAGCTCGCTCAGCCCGGTGTAGGCGTCCACGGTCGTTTCGATTCGCTTGGCCGCAATGCTCATTTCTCCCAGCGCCGTGCAGTCGAACAGCTTCATTTCCCGGTTGGCTTTCACCTGCTGCAATTCGGCTTCCAGCCATTCCAAGGTGTCCGAAATCGGCTCCCGGGCTTCAATCCTTTCAGCGGTCCCCTCGACCGCCTTGGCCAACTTAGCCATCCGAGATAGGTCAATCACTCGCCGCACATGCAGCCGGAAGTCCAGTCGGTAAATCTCGCCCATTTCCAACATGGCGCGGAGGGCTTCTTTGCCAACTCCCGACTCTTGGATGGCCTTCACCGTACCGCTCTCGCCGGCCGCATCACCAATCAGCCGGAGCCGACAGAGACGGTCGTACAACTCGCCGTACTCAGGGGTGGAAAAATCGGTCTTGGCCAGCTTCGCCGCTTGGGCTTTATCCATCAAAGTCAGGTCAAGCAAAGCAGCCGCCAGCACGGCCTGCTCTGAGTCCACTGTACCCGGATTCTTTGCTTTTCGTTCCCTAGTGTTTACGACGCTCATATTTCGCTCCTAACGCATTTTTTAAATTGATGGTGTGATTGGACCATTGGCCTGCCGTTCGCTCGCTAGCGGGCCAGTTCTGTTGATTCTGGCGCTAGGAAACTTCCTATTCCTGGGACGCAGCGGAAAATTTCTGGAAACTGGCGTAGGGGTCTTTTTTGTGTTTTTCGTAGGCTCCCTCGAAGATTTTTGCCAGCGTGTCCGGCCGGATGAACCAATCGAAGGTCGCTACCCAGCCGCTCGGGCTTGAGCCGTTGCAAAATTCCGATTCGGTGGCCCGGCGACAGCCCTCGGCAAAGTTCTGCTCCCACCAGTCGCTTCGGAGCCTTGCGCCGAGACTTTTCTTGCGGGCATCGGTGAGCTGGATTTTCTTTCCCCAGTAGTGCTCCCAGCAGTCGAGCACGTCCTCCATCGTTGCCCGGTTGGGGTCGAAGGGCTTGGGTTCCCGTTTTCGTTTCGCCTTGGTCGCTGGCTCTGGTTTCAGCTCGTAGGGTTCTTCGCCCTCGGGAGGCTTTAGGGCAGGGCTGCCAGCGGCAGCCGGCTCTGACTGGTCGACGGTGCCCGGAGACGAGTCCGTAAGGACTCTATCTTCTTTACTTGAGTCTGAGTCTGAGTCTGGGCTTTCGATTAGCTTTGCGTTTAGCTTTCCATTTAGCTTTTGATTAGCTTTATCGTTAGCTTTCGGCCGACCGCCCTTTTTACCGTTTTCGCTGCGATTTCGCTGCTTTTTGCGCTCTTCTTCGAGTCTTTCGTTAATCCACTGTCCGGGCTCGATTTCGACGAACTTGGACTTCAAAACTCGCTCCACCAAAACCAAATCGATATCTGAACAGAAAGCTAAACAAAAGCTAAATGAAAGCTGACCGTGAAGCCAACTGGCAGAAAGCAGCTTGATATACACCCCTACTTCGGCGGTGCTCATGGTCAAGGTTCCGCCCAAGAAAGAGTCAGGATAGAACGAAAAAGCGGGTGACTTCCGGGCCATCGCGGGCACCTCCATGCACGAAAAAACCCGCCCCGCGCCGGTGACAGTCGGCAGGGGGCGGGCGTGAAAATGCGGCAGAGCCGCAAGTGTTCGAGATTGTTTTTGGCGGGCTGTCACTCCCGGCGTGCAAAGTCTAGTGCGATTGCGGGTTGCCGGTCAATAGGATTCTCACTATAAATTCGCAACTCATTAGGAGGTAACAGGTTACGACATGGAATTGCGGATTAGGGTAGCAAAGAACGTCCGGCTTCGGCGGCTGATGGCTGGTTTAACCCAGCGCCAGTTCGCCGACCGGCTCTCAGAAGTGACCGGGCGCACCTGGGCTCAGCCGCAGGTCAGCGACGTGGAGCACGGCCGCACCGCCATTACGCTGAACACGCTGGAAAACATCGCGCACGCCTTGAACGTGCCGGCTGCTGAGCTGGTTCAGATTCCCCGCGCTCGGGACGTGGCCAAGCTGGGCCCCCGGGCGGATTTGGTCACTTTCGTCGCCTCGCCAGAAACGGATTGAGGGTTTGGGCTCGCCGGGATGACGTGTAGCGGGGTGTATTTCCACTGATTCCGCTCAGCGTACCGCTCTGCCCGCTGTTTGGATGAAAACACCCGGCTCAGAAATTCGATGCTGCCGTGGCCATCCTCGTAGCCCAACAGCCAAATGACGCCGCCTCGATAGATTCTGCTGATAGTAAAGTCGCTCATGGTACTTTTCCATACTGGGCAAAAAAGCTGCCCGCCTACTAAAGTAACCGGCCAAGGGGTAGCTAATCCCCGCCGAGCAGACGGACAGCCCGTTGCTCAGTACGCCGGTCGAAAACCAGAGCGTACCAAACGACATACGAAAATACAACTAAAGGTCGGCGCGGGGCTCCCGGGCAAATAGGACGTGAACCGGCTGGCCGAGAATCTTGGCGATTCGCTCAAGTGTCCCGAGCATTACGTCACACCTGGCGGTTTCGATTGCGCAATAGGTCGGCTGGGCCATTTTCAGCTTGGAAGCCATTTGGGATTGGGTGAAACCGACCTCAACCCGCAATTCGCGGATATTGCGGATTACCTTACGGTGAAGCTCGCTAATCTTCGTGGATTTCTTCGTTCGGCGGTCTAGTTTCCCGGTCTGAATCGTCATAGGTGGGCTCCTACATGTTTGACGAAAGAAAACCCACCGACTAGGGTGGGAGTGCGGATAATAGGAGTCGAACCTACACGACCTTGCGGTCACTAGAACCTGAATCTAGTTAGGCAGAGACCTATAATCGTTACCACCGCTACAGATGGACCGTTAGGAAAGGGAAAATTCCCGGCTGGCCGATAGGACGCACTTCCAGCTATTTACACGGATGCCTACTCTCGTTTACTGAAGGAGGCAGCCGCATGAAACTTCACGAATTTCTTGTCGCATACTGTCTACAACGTGACATTAC